ACAGGCAGAACAGATGAACAACACACGAGCAAGTGTGTTTATTGAATTTGATGGCAAAAGACAAACAGTAGCAACATGGGCAAAGGAATTAGGAATGAATTATCAAACACTTAGAGGTAGAATTAAGCGTGGCTGGGAAACATCAAGAGTCTTAGCTGGCGAAGCACAGCTTGAAGATGCCGATGGGAACACGATGACCCCCGACCAAGCAAAAGATTACGTTAAGGAGCTACCATAATGCCATTAACACAGGTTCAAGGACAGATGCTGAGTGGGTCAAATAACACGACCACAACTATCCAGTCCAACGGCACAACCGCAATTACGATTGATGCTTCACAGAATGTAGGTATTGGTACTAGTAGCCCTAGTTCAAAACTTCATGTTGCTGGCACAGGGTTTGTTTCTGACACTTTTCAAGTTAGCGGTACTCCAACAACAGTAAATTCAAACGGGATAGGATTAGAATTTAGAGGTAGTAGTACACCAAGTATTATTGCTTATTCTAGGGTGGGGTCTGCTTATCTTCCAATGACTAATAGTGCTTCAGTACATATTTGGGACACTAACGGCACAGAACGGATGCGTATTGACTCTAGTGGTAATTTGTTGGTTGGTACTACAAGTCCAACAGACAATTCAAGATTGGCAGTCAGTCAAACTGGCGATAGAAACTGTATTACAGCTTTAACAACTTCTACTGGTGGTTCTGCTGTTATTAGGGTTCAAACATCTCATACCAGCATGACTACTATGTATTTTTTAACCAGCACAGGAACTGTTGCTGGAAGCATTACAAGTAGTGGAAGTTCTACAGCATTTAATACTTCTTCTGATTACCGCCTAAAAGAAAATATTGCTCCAATGGCAGGTGCTTTAGCAAAAATTGCTCAGTTAAAACCAGTAACTTATAACTGGAAATCTGATGGTTCTGCTGGTCAAGGCTTTATCGCCCATGAACTTCAAGCAGTTGTGCCTGATTGCGTTACTGGTGAGAAAGACGCTGTAGATGAAGACGGCTCTATTAAACCACAAGGTATTGATACATCATTCTTAGTGGCTACACTAACTGCCGCAATCCAAGAGCAACAAGCAATGATTGAAGAACTTAAAGTAGAAGTTCAAGCATTAAAGGCTAAGTAATGTTTGGTATAGGTTCATTTGCCCAAACCCCGTTTGCTTCTTTAGCAAACATATTCCATGACGCTGCTGTTACGGAAAACTCTGGGCTTGCTGATACACCTACAATTACAGCTACGTTTTTACAGTCCATAACCGAAAACTCCAATTTATTTGAGTTTGACACGACCACGGGCGAGTTCTACGGGCTGATAAACGAGTTTGTTGCGATGGCAGATACCCCTGCTATTACCGCCCAATTTGCTTCTAGCCTGACTGAGGACTTTAACCTAGCAGACACCCCAGCCATATCTGCCCAGTTTGCGGTTAGCCGATCCGAGAACTTTGACCCTGCTGACGTGTATGAGGTCTATTTTGCTGCATTGCAAGATATCACGGAGCCAATCATTGAGGTGGCCGACTCCAGCACCCAACAATCTAATTTTAACCAAAGCCTAACGGAAAACAGCAATATAAACGATGTTCGGGTTATTACCGCCCAGTTTAACCAAAGCGTTACAGAGCCATTTAGCTCTGCCGACACCATGGCGATTTCTGCTCAGTTTGCCGCCAGCATTACCGAGGCTACCTCAATGGCAGACATAGTAGCCATTATTTCTGTGTTCTTCTTAGATATTACCGAGGCATTTACCTCCAATGATGTGCTTACTGCTACAACGCAGTACTTAGCTTCAATAAGCGAAAACAGCAATTTAAACGACTTTAGCACCCAACAGTCTAATTTCTTACAGGCTATTACCGAGAGCTTTAGCCTTCTGGACTCGCAATTTCCAAGGGGTTGGTTTAGAATTAATGATGACCAAACAATAACTTGGCAAGCTGTAAACAACACGCAGAGCATCACCTGGCAAGACGTTGGGAACAGTCAAAACCCCAATTGGATTGAAATAGACAACTCGCAAGGGTAAGGATAAATTATGGCAAGTACATTTTCACCATCACTACGCATCGAATTAATCGGTGACGGAGAACAATCAGGTATTTGGGGGCAAACCACTAATACAAACCTAGGAACGCTGATTGAACAGGCTATTGCCGGCGTGGTCTCTATTACTATGGTGGACGCCAACTATACGCTAACTAACTTTAACGGGGTATCCGATGAAGCTCGTAACGCTGTTTTGGTGGTGAGCGGTACAAATGGTGCAGTGCGGGATATTATCGCCCCCCTCGTAGAAAAAACATATATCGTTGTTAATAACACAACGGGTGGTTACGATATTCGTATTAAGACATCATCGGGCGTAGCAGTAAATATTCCCAACGGAACCACACAAATTGTATTCTGTAATGGCACAGACTTTTTTGTAGTGGTAAACCCTAACTATATTACCGGCAACCTTAATGTTACTGGTAACGTCGCCGCAGTCGGTGGCGCATTTAGTGGGAACGTATCAGCACTTAATCTGTCAACAGCCAACGTCACAGCGACTGGAAATGCAAGCGTTACAGGTAACGTAAGCGCTGCTAACTTTATCGGCGCTGGAGCAACCATTACATCCATTAATGCTTCCAATATCTCAAGTGGAACCATCGCTAATGCTCGTACAACTGCGGCTTCGGCAAACGGCGCTTCAACTATTGTGTTGCGAGATACTAACGGGTCATTCGCTGGTAATGCCGTATCAGCCACTACATTTGCTACTACCAATTGGTCTGTTACTGAGTCAGGTGGATTTCTATATTTTAAATATGGTGGAGTCAATAAAGCTCGTTTGGATTCTTCTGGTAACTTTGTAGTTACTGGTGATTTAACCGCATTTGGATCTATCTAATAATGACATTACCAACTTCTGGCGTTATTACATTTAATGACCTAAAGACAGAGTGGAGCGACACTAATCCAGTATCGCTTAGTGAGTTTTATGCTGGCGGTACTTATGTAGGCGCTAATGCAGTTAATGTGCCATCATCAGGTCGGATTGATTTGTCTGATTTGTATGGCGTTTCTAATATGTGGACTAGTGGTATTACTGGTACATCTCAGTTTTTACCACCAATTGTAGATTCTCAAAATAATATATATTTTTGCAGAAGAAATGATTTAGTTGGTACCACTTTAAGCATTTTGTTGCTTAAGTTTAATAGTAATGGCGTATTGCAGTGGCAGTATCAATACGCAACTTCACCAGCTGTTGGTATAACTGTTAGCAGAATTCAAAAAGACTCAAACGATAATATTTATATTGGTGGTTATGGTTATAACATCAACGTATCTGGACGTACCGATGCGCTTTTAATAAAAGTAAATTCTAGTGGAGCGTTTCAGTGGGCAAGAAGTTTTAGATTAAATTCGTTTGCGGCTTCTCCAGCAAGAAATACAATCATTCTTGATATGGGGTTGGACAGCTCAAACAATATATATGTTTCTGGTAATTATGTGACTGCGGATGTAAATAACATAGGAATTTTACATGTAACAAAAATTGACACCAATGGAAATATCCAGTGGTACAGAGCTCTTGAATTATTCAATAGCTTTGGTAATAGAACAACTTTAACTAACACTTGCATTGCTGTTGATGGGTCTGGAAACTCTTACAGTAGCGGATCTTCGACAGCAGGAGTACCGTTTATTAAATATAATTCTAGTGGGAGTTTAGTAACCTTTGTTGGTAATGCTGCTCCAATTCCTGCAAAAATGGTTTTTGATGGCAACGGTTATATTAATGGCGTAGGTAATTTTCCAGGAGCATATCAATTAGACAGTTCATTTAATTTGAGATGGGCTGTTGAATCTCCTGATACTTTAGATGATGTATTTTTAGATTCTTCTAATAACATTTATATTACTTCAAGGGAATTTAGTGGAAACTTTTTTAAACTTAATAATAATGGAGTATTGCAATGGGCAAGATTAAACAAAGCTAACGTTGGTGGGTCTGATTTTGGCTATGGCGTTTATGGAGGTGCGGTTGACTCGTTTGGAAACTTATACACTGGCATGTTTGTAGGGAACTCGCCTCAATATGCATTTATAAAAAAATACCCGTCAAACGCATACCTACCAGTTTCGTCTGTTAATGTCTTTACAATTAGTGGGCCATTAACATATAAATACCAAACTTCAAATATATCGCTTGTATCTCGTTCTTATTCACCTAGTGCCATTTCTTATAATTCTTTTATTCCAGACATTTTTAATCAATATTCAAATACTTTTACGGCTACAACAGCAGCATTTACTCCATTGAGAATAAACAGTGCATATTAAAACCAACACAATTAAAGAGATTCCAACAACCATTTGAGGCAAAGAACAGTGAGATATGTCAGACGAACTGGGGTTATCGGCAGGTGCTAAAGGCATCAGTGAGGGGATAAAGACTGGGCGTGAGGCTGGGCGTGAGATTGGTAAGAACATTGAGGATGTTCAGAAGGAAGCGGTAGATGTAGCGAAGGAACGGGCAAATGCCAAGATTCGTGAGCGCAGAGAAGCAGAGTTAAAGAAGGAACGGGCTATATTCAAAGCCCTTGAGGAGTATCGGCACCGTAAAAAAATATCGGATGAAGAGTACAAACTAAGGGTAGATTTTATAAAGCAGCACGGCACCAAAGAGTGGCAAAAGGTGCTAGATCTCAAAGCCGAGATTGAACGGTTAGAGCAGGAAGATAAGAAATATTTTGATAAAGAGTTAGCAAAGGTTAAATGGGTGCAGTTCTGGTGCTTTATGGTAGCTGCATGGATTGCTTATTACATCGTATGGGGGTCTAAAAAATAATGTTGACATTAATATCCACAGCGCTGTCCTTCCTCATGGGGGGTCTGCCTAAGCTACTAGACTTTTTCCAAGATAAGGGCGATAAGAAACATGAGCTTGCCATGGCTGCTATGCAGATGGAACGTGAACTTAAACTCCTAGAAGCTGGCTATGCAGCGCAAGCCCGTGTAGAAGAGATCCGTACAGACCAAGTCCAAATGGAAACCCAAGCCCAGGAACGCACGGCTATGTACGCCCATGACATTGAGATTGGCAAAGGAGCCTCCCAGTGGGTTATTAACCTTCGTGCCTCAGTACGCCCTATGGTGACATACTTGTTTGTGATGTTGTTAATCATTGTTGATATTGCCTCTATCTGGTGGGCATGGTCTAGTGGAGCTGCTTTTGCCGAGTCCGTCACCATGATTTTTGACGATCAAGAGATGCAGATTTTGGCTTCCATCATTGCCTTCTGGTTTGGAACACAGGCGTTTCGTTCAAAATGAAAATAAGTGAAAAGTGTTTAAAAACCATCAAACATCATGAAGGTTGCAAGCAGCGTCCTTACCGCTGTCCAGCTAAGTTATGGACGATTGGGGTCGGGCACGTGCTATACCCACGGCAAGGTGCCTTAAAAATAGATGAGCGAGATGCCTACCCACTGGAGTACAAAGATGACCGTACCTTTTCAATGGAGGAAGTAGATGACATTCTTCGAGATGATCTTAACCGCTTTGAACGAGGTGTTGAACGCTACTGTCCCGTTAAGCTCACTCAAGGTCAGTTCGATGCTCTTGTTAGCTTCTCTTTCAATTGTGGCTTGGGAACACTACAGCGCAGCACCCTCCGTCAGAAGGTTATTCGGGGCGATATGGAAGAAGCAGCAGAAGAGTTCTTGAAATATACGCTAGCTGGCGGTAAAGTACTGAAAGGCTTGGTAACTCGTAGAAACGACGAACGAGCATTATTTTTATCCTAGGGTAAACCCGTATGCCATTACAAAAACTGCAATTTAGACCAGGGATTAACCGAGAAGGTACTGACTACTCCAACGAGGGTGGCTGGTATGCTTGCGACAAAGTGCGCTTTCGCTCTGGTTTTCCTGAGAAGATTGGTGGCTGGATCCGTCTATCTAATAGTACTTTTCTTGGTATTGCCCGTGCTTTATGGAACTGGGTCACTCTTTCTGGTGCTAACCTTCTAGGCGTTGGCACAAACTTAAAATACTATATTGAGCAGGGTGGCGACTATAACGATGTTACCCCTATACGAGTTACTTTTACAGCAAATACCAGCCCAAATACGGTGAATTGTATTGCAACTACAAGCGGGTCTAATGTAGTAACGGTGACTATTGTTGGCTATGGCGGTTTGACTAATGACTTTGTAACCGTCTCTGGTGCTAATGCTATTGGCTCAATTACCGCTGCGGACTTAAATCAAGAACATCAGATTACTTATATTGACACATCACGCTTTTCTTTTGTGGTGGCTAATAATGCTAATACCACGGTGACTGCTGGTGGCGGTAATACCATTACTATGGCATTTCAGATCCAAACTGGATTAGACACATTTGTGGTCGGTACTGGCTGGGGTGCAGGTTCTTGGCCGACATATATTAATACCACGCTTACTAACCCATTTACCTGTACAAGCCCAAGTACAACAGTAACTGTATCGCAGACTGCACATGGATTAGTTAACGGTAATGCAGTGTATTTCACCAGCATTTCTGGGAATGTCTGTGGTTTAGCTTCTGCCCCATTTATTAAAGCCTTCCCAATTACGGTGGTTAACGCCAACGCCTATACATTTTCAACAGTAATCGGTGGCAATACATACACCACTTCAAATAACGGCCCAACTGGAGGCACTGTGGTTGTTTCTACGCCTGTGGCTCCTGTGCGTGGTTGGGGTACTGCGGCTACTGTGGGTATTGGTCAGCAGCTTCGTTTATGGTCTAACGATAACTTTGGTGAAGATTTAATTATTGCTCCTCGTGGCGGTGCTATTTATTACTGGGATGCAACCCTTGGGATAACTGTGCGGGCGGTAGAACTAAGTACTTTGGCTTCAGGTGCAACGGTTCCAAGCACTGCGTATACCTATCAAGACTTTGTTCCAAACCAAACAAACCAAATTATTGGTTCAGCAATTCAGCGTTTTGTTATTGCCTTTGGCTCTAACCCTTATGACCCAACTAACCCAACTACTACATTTGACCCCTTATTAGTTCGCTGGTCAGATCAAGAAGATCCTTTTATGTGGGTGCCAGATGCTACAAATCAGTCAGGCGAATATCGTCTAAACATTGGTTCGTTTATTATGACCGCTGAGTCAACTCGTCAAGAGATTTTGATTTGGTCTGATGCCGCTATTTACTCCATGCAATACCTTGGACCTCCTTATATTTGGGGTTTCCAATTGTTGCAGGACAATATCACAATCATGTCGCCAAACTCGGCAATAACAATTAACAACATCACATACTGGATGGGAACGGATAAGTTCTTCATGTATTCAGGTCGTGTGGAAACGTTACCATGTGCGATTTGGCAGTTTATTTTTGATGACATTAATAAAGACCAAGCTTTCCAAGTTTTTGCTGGGTCTAACGAAGCGTATAGTGAAGTATGGTGGTTTTACTGTTCTCAAAATAGCAATACGGTAGATAGCTACATTATTTACAACTACCTTGAACGTGCTTGGGCGTATGGCACTATGGAGAGCACCGCTTGGCTAGACTCTGGTTTACGCCAATTCCCCATGGCAGCTGATGGATTAAATAACCGCATTCTGTTCCACGAAGCAAACGTTGATGACGTATCAGGGTTAACCCCAGTGCCGATTGAAGCCTACATCCAGTCTTCTGACTTTGACATTGGTGATGGGCATAACTTCGGGTTTGTCTGGCGCATACTGCCTGATTTGACGTTTAATGGCTCAAATGTAAACCAACCAAAAGTTACTATGACGGTTCGCCCACGTAGAAACTCTGGTACGCCATACGGAACAGCAGATAGCCCAGAAGTAGCTAGTACCCAGAACTATACAAACACCAGAACTTATGACGTACAAGAATTTGACGGTCAGGTATATACCCGCTTAAGAGGACGCCAAATGGCTTTTAGGATTACGTCTACAGATCTAGGCGTGGCTTGGCAGTTAGGCACTCCACGGATTGATATTAGAAACGATGGCAGGCGCTAAATGACACTTCCACGGGCAGCCCCGCTTCGTCCACCAAAAGCTCCGAATCTGCTGGT